CAGACTCAGCAGGCGATCTGCGACATGAAGAAGACACAGTTGAAGGTGTATCGGCGCTGGAATACGCAGATGCGTATGGTGCAGTACGAAGGTCCGAACGGACTGTTCAACCCGCCGATGTGGGGCACTGCCTGGAAGCTGGTTGTCATTTCGGAAAGCAATGACAAGGGGACGTGGTACAACTACGGCGTATCTCGTGTTGAGCCGACCGAAGTCCCGAGTTCCGCGTTTCACGCTGCGAAAGAGTTCTTCCAGTCTTTCCGGTCCGGTGACGTACAGACACAGGCCGGAACACAGGACGAGATGAGCAAGCAGTCGAACGCTGCATCCAGCAACGCGGACGACGATATCCCGTTTTAATCCCGTCGGGTGGCTAACCGTAGTACAGGGGGCTGCGGCAAGATTAACAGATCCGGCGGGGCTGGTCCCTTTCCCAGTTAAAAGAATCTGTTAATCACCCCCTGCCTTTTTAATGGGGGCAGGTATGAACCTAGCAGAACGGTTCATGGCTGCGTTTGAAGGATTCAGCGCAGCACATGGACAGACACAAATATCAGAAGAACGTCGAGCCGGTAAGCAGAAGGCCAAGTCTTTCATTGTACGCCAACCACTCACGCTCGAACTTATTGAAGGGCATCTTGCCGGCGCCAAGGGTGTTGGCTCGATCCCGATCAAGGAAAACAACAAGTGCTCCTTTGGTGCACTCGACATCGATCAGTATCCGCTCGACCTTGCAGCGATAGACAAGAGGTTACGAGACAATGACATCCCGGCTGTGGTCTGCCGTTCGAAATCAGGTGGCGCACATATCTTCTTCTTTTTCACAGAGGAGATCGGGGCCGGAGAGTTTCGTGACAAGGCGGGTGAGATCAGTGCCTTTCTTGGCTACGGTGGTTGCGAGGTGTTCCCAAAGCAGGAGCAGCTTCTCGTCGAGCGTGGCGATGTTGGCAACTTTATCAACCTTCCGTACTTTGATTCGGAACAGACAATGCGCTACGCCATCAAAGAAGATGGCGACGAAGCAGAGATCGAGGAGTTCCTAGAGCTTGTCGAATCTCGACGGTGTACTCCAGACGCTTTCGTTACACTGTCGCTCGGGCGCAGCCTCGACGAGTTCATGGAATACCCACCGTGTATGCAGAGTCTGTTCTCGGACGGCGTACCGGAGGGCACACGGAACATCGTGATGTTCGGTACGGCTATCGCCTGTAAGAAGGAGCAGCCGGAGAACTGGAAGTCCCGACTCGAAGAGATCAACATCGCGCACGTGCAGCCTCCACTGCCTGCGTCTGAGATCGTCATCATCCAGCAGCAGCACGAGAAGAAAGAGTATGGCTACCTGTGTCAGCAGGAGCCGTTCAAGTCCCGCTGCAACAAGACTCTGTGCAAGATGAAGCAGTTCGGAATCGGCAACGGCAGCGCCGCCGCCGACATCACGGGCCTGTGCGTGGTCAAGTCGGAGCCGCCTGTTTGGTTCTGTGACGTTGATGGCAAGCGCGTGGAGTTACTGACCGAGGAGCTACAGACACCGCAGAAGTTTCAGAAGGCATGCATGGAGCAGATACACACCATGCCGCCGCTGATGAAGCTGGGCGACTGGCAGGCTATGGTCACGGTGCTGATGTCCGACATGAGCGAGATCGAGGTGCCGGAGGAACTGACATACAAGGGTCAGTTCATGGACTTCCTCGAAGAGTTCTGCACCGGCAGGGTTCAAGCTGCGAGTCCCGAGGAACTAGCACTGGGCAAGCCGTGGACCGAGGACGGGCTGACCTACTTCCGTATCGAGTCTCTGATCAAGTACCTGCGGAACAACCGCTTCGACACATACAGCCGTGGTCAGATTCAGGAGCGCCTGAAGGAACTGAACCCGGACGGTAAAGCTAACATGGTCAAAAGTTTTAAGGCATCGGACAACCAGTGGAAATCTATCCGCGTCTGGCACATCCCGGCCTTCAGTCCCGAGGTCGAAGCTCCGGACATCGACATACAAGGGGAGGACATACCGTTCTGATGGAAAAGGCAATCTTTGGCCCACCGGGCACAGGCAAGACAACCACCCTCCTCAACATCGTGGACGATGCGCTGCAAGGCGGCATGGATCCGACACGGATTGCATTTGTTTCGTTTAGCCGCAAGGCAGCAGACGAGGCGCTGTCCCGTGCACAAGAGAAGTTTGGTTACGATAAGAAGCAGCTTGTCTGGTTCCGGACCCTGCACTCGATGGCGTTCGCGTTCCTCGGGTTGAAGCAGCAGGATGTCATGCGCGGCGCTGACTACAACGATCTTGGCAAGGCGCTCGGACTCGAGTTTCGGTCACACGCTGCGCTGAAGATGGAAGATGGTCCGATGTTTGCTACCGGTGTCGGTGGCGATGCGTACATCAACATCATCAGCAAGGCGCGGGCGGCAGAGATTCCTGCCGAGCGAGAGTTTGACATGTCTGCCCACTGGAGCATGAGCCGGCAGCAACTGCGGCTGGTTGAGAATGCACTAGCACGATACAAGGACGTGCACGACAAGGTGGACTTCGTCGATATGATAGAGCAGTTCATCCTCGGCGGCGAAGGCCCGAACCTCGACCTGTTGATTGTGGACGAGGCGCAAGACCTGACACCTTTGCAGTGGCGCATGATTCGAGAGGTCCTAGTTCCACGGTCCAAGGTTGTCTATTACGCGGGCGATGATGACCAGTGCATCTATTCGTGGATGGGCGTGGACGTGAAGGACTTCATGAACGCATCTGAAAATGTCACCGTTCTGGACAGATCGTATCGTCTACCCAAGCCGATCTACGATGTGGCTCAGAGCATCATCCGCCGTGTAGCAGTGCGACAAGATAAAAGCTGGGATCCGAACGATCACTCTGGCTCCGTCAAGTTCCATCATGATATCATGAACGTGGACCTGCGAACTGGCGAGTGGCTTATCCTTGGCCGTACGAATCACATCGTTAACAAAATCGCCTCTGACCTCAAGGACCAAGGCTTCGTGTTTTGGCGGGAGGGTTCGGGTTGGTCCATCTCCCCGAAAACACTGAACGCACTGGAGGTTTGGATCCGGCTATGCAGAGGCGAAAAATTTACCCCAATGGAAATGAAGACTTTTGGCTCGTACTTGAGGAAGGAAGTTATCAACCGCCAGGGGAAAAGACGCTTCAACAATTTAGACCCAGAGACCGCCTACTCTCTCGACGAACTTATCGAGAACTGCAACATGCTCGTATCGCGCGAGATGCACTGGACCAAGGTGCTGCGGGCGTCGGAGAAGGAGGCACTGTACATAGCCTCTATCCGGAGGAGCGGCGAGAGGATTCTGGGGGATGCGAAGCCGAGGATCCGTCTCTCGACGATTCACAAAGCAAAAGGTGGCGAGGCGGATAACGTCCTCCTCCTGACCGAAACCACAAAGACCTGCGAGAAGAACGACCCGGACGACGAGGCGCGGGTGTTTTATGTCGGCGCCACTCGCGCCCGGCAGAACCTGCACGTCGTCGAGTCTGGCAAAGTGAGGTATGCGATATGAGCATCTCTAGAGAACAACTTAGACGGGAACTAGAGCCGGGCCTGCGGATGCTTTTCGGCGAGGATGTGTGGGACAAAGAGCAGGAGAGGGCGAAGCTTTTTTGGGACGAGCAAAAAGAGAAAGAAAAAATGGGTAAAAACAGAGAGCACTTCCTGCGTGAGGCAGAAGAACTAATCAACGGTCCGAGGGCCGAGGACTACGGCCCGGCGCTTTTGAATCACGAGCGGATCGCCACGATCTGGAACGTGCTGCTTCGTGCAAAGCTGCTGGACAAGATCACGCCAACAGAAGTGACGGCTATGATGATCGGCCTGAAGCTGGCCCGCCTTGCCGAGGACATGCACAAGGACGATTCGTGGGTAGACATCATCGGATACGCCGCACTTGGAGGGGAGATTTCGAACGATGGCAAAGACACACCAGTTTGACATATTCGATGCGGAAGAACTCAAGCGCGTAGCAGCGTCGGGGATTGAAGGCTCGTGGTCACCACCATCGAGCTTCCCTGATCTGACGAGATTCGACCGTATCGCTATCGACCTTGAGACTCGAGACCCGAACCTCATGAGGCTCGGACCGGGATGGTGCCGCAACGATGGCTATGTCATTGGGTACGCTATCGCGGCTGGGGATTTCGTGGGGTATTATCCCGTGCGTCATGAAGGTGGCGGGAATATCCCGGAGAAGAAGGTCGTCAACTGGCTGAAGAAACAGTTAGCCACGCCTCACATCGACAAGATCATGCACAACGCATTGTACGATCTGGGCTGGCTGCGCTGGGCTGGCATCGAGGTGCAGGGCAGGGTTATCGATACGATGGTAGCGGCGCCGCTGCTCGACGAGAATCGACGGTACTACAACCTGAACAGCTTGGCCCGTGATTATCTGAGCGAGTTCAAGAACGAAAAGCTGCTGCGTCAGGCGGCAGAGGTGTTCGGTGTGGACCCCAAGTCTGGCATGTGGCAACTGCCCAGCCAGTTCGTAGGCCCGTATGCCGAGCAGGATGCTGCTGTGACACTGCGTCTGTGGGATCGTTTGGAACAGGAATTGCGTGACGATGAGTGCACTGGCATCTTTGAACTGGAGTCGTCACTGACTCCGCTGCTGCTGGACATGAAGCAGGCTGGTGTTCGTGTCGATGTTGATCGTGCCGAACAGGTAAAGAAGGAACTGAAGTCCCGCGAGAACGTACTACTTAAAGAAATAAAGGCAGAGACTGGCGTCCTTGTGGAGCCATGGGTTGCCACATCGATAGCAAAGGCGTTCGACTCGCTCGGGCTGACGTACGAAAGGACAGAAAAGTCTAATGCGCCCGCTTTTGCAAAAGCATTTCTTGCGAATCACGAGCATCCTGTCGCGCAGAAGATCGTACGCCTTCGCGAGTTTAACAAAGCCAACACGACTTTTATCGAGACTATACTCGAGCATTCTCATAACGGTCGTATCCATTGTGATTTTCACCCTCTTCGTTCAGATGAAGGGGGCACAGTTACCGGACGATTTTCTTCGTCCAACCCGAACCTCCAGCAGATCCCGGCTCGTGACCCAGAAATAAAGAAGATGATCCGTGGACTCTTTATACCAGAAGAGGGGCACAAGTGGGGATCTTTCGACTACGCCTCGCAAGAGCCGAGGTGGCTGGCCCACTATTGCGCGTCCCTGAAGGATCCGCATCCGATGATCGCCGAGGTTGTCGAGGAGTATCGCGAGGGTAATGCGGACTTCCACCAGAAGGTGGCAGACCTAGCTGGGATCAGCCGCAAGGAAGCCAAGACCGTGAACCTCGGTATTATGTACGGCATGGGCAAGAAGAAACTCGCCGGCGTCATGGACATCGAGGTGGACGAGGCGACCGATCTGCTGAACAAGTATCACGACAAGGTGCCGTTCGTGAAAGGCATGGCGGATCTTGCCATGCGT